CCTTCAAGACTCCATTGGCATCACCACGGACCTCTCCGTGATCTCGGCCATGGTGGCCCATGAAGGACCCCATGAGGTGAGAGCCTGTGCAGGCAGCATGGTGTGGACCAACCAGGATCTTGAACAGGAGCTGTGCAATCAAGGCACAAGGCGGTGGGAACTGGTGCCTGCTGACAGGCATTTGGTGTTTGGCCAGCAGTCACACAGTCAGTGGCAGCAGTGCCTTGACAGTGCGCTGCGGCATCGTGTGAGTCAGTGGATCTAGTGCTTCAGTCTCGTTCGGGACTGAGTGCAGCCAATAGACCTCGTATGCGTGGTGCTGTGTTGGCATCCTTGCTGCTGTGTGCTTGGCCACGTGGGTGTGCTGCGGGCTCATCAGTGGCCGTGGTGACCACAGCTGTTCTCTTGATGCGGTTGAGAAAGTCCTCTCGCTGTGCAGACTGAGTGCCAGGCGCTGTGTCGTCGTCCTCGCCCAAGTCCATGATTCTCAATGTGTCCACATTGAACTCCAATTCTACCTTCTGCCCCACACCACTTGAACTGCGTGTTTTCATGAACTGTATTTGATATCTGCCCCGCTCCTTCATGGCACGACTTGTGAAGATGCCTATCACATTGTCCGCAGTCATGATCTTGCTCAAACCACCAGATATATGGCTGTGATCAAATTCAATTTCCTCCACAGCACTACGATTCAGTTGTGATGCTGTGACTGTGATGCACTGTGTTTCCATGGCCAAATTACGGATCTCTTCACTGACATATTTGTCTTTGACAAACAGATCGCTGGGCGACACCTTCACGCTCAAAGGCATCATCAAATCAAGGTAATCTATGAGTAAAACGTCTGGTTTTACCCCTGTTTTGACTTGATATTCCTTCAAATAGGCTCGAATATCGTTGCAATTTTTTCCTGAAGGCATATACTTAATCTGTAGATGTCCTGCACGTTTTTCCAGGGTTTTTACCTTGAGTTCCACATCGTCAATCTTGCGGAATATTTCTCTAGTGCCAATGCCCGTGGTCATGCTGTCCAGTCTCATGCTGACCAAATTTTCACTGAGCTCAAATGTGAGATAAATCACGTTCAAACCCTGCAGGGCCCAATTCACACCCAAATTGGCCAGGAATAGGCTTTTGCCCCCGCCCGAAGCTGCACAAAATATGTTGAGTTCTCCGCGATTGAATCCGCCATACAGCTTTTTGTCCACTGAAGGCCATCCCGTTGTGACCTGCCCGTTGTTGCTTTTCAAGCCCTCCAATCTGGATCTAGGGTCCGCAAAGTAGTCAGTGCCCATGTCCTTGTTGAGTGATATCTGTATGGCATCTTTGATCAACTTTTCCACTGGACCATAATCTCCCACTTCCAAGAGATCACTGCTTTTGATAATGGCTCTTTCCAAACCCTTGTGCCTACTGAACTGTTCAAATTCTGCCATGAGCCATTCGTAGTTTTCCTTAGGTAGTTGTAGATTTTCAAAGTTCTGTTTGGTGGCAGCATTCACAATGGCAACCTCAGGCATGATCTTGTATTGGTCCACGTATTTGTTGACAAATTCTGCAGCAGGTTGCAGTCGTTGATCAAAATTTTCTGGATCAAAAATATTTTGGCAGCGTATGAATGTTTCTGAATCTCCTAGAAACATCTCCAAATACAATTTCTGCATGACATGATCATAGTTGGGTTTGGGTGCGGAATTGTTCTTATGCATTTTTTAATTTTTTCTCTAACAAATGTAAATTTATCTCGCCCTTGACCTGATAGTGTAAAATTGTTGTCAACGTGTATAATCTTCCATAATGTTTCACAGCATCTGCTGAATCCTTGATATGATCTTGCCAAGGCGGCACACTCACTGCCCAGTTTTGTTTAACCGCAGTGGCAATCATTTTGGCGCCAGCTGGGTCTCTGTCTGGCACCACTATGACCTGTCGATTCAAGGCATTGATTCTAGTGCATTGTGTTTCGTTGGGCTCGTTGTGCATGATGGCCACGCCATCTATGGCAATGGCATCAAACTGACCTTCAGTAACTATGACAAATTTTCTATTTGGGTCCTGTGCATCCATATTAAACACATATCCAGGTTGTGCATCTGTTAGATATTTGGGTTTGCCATCTCGTATTTTTCTACCAGTATAACCCACTATCACGCCGTTGTGATAAAACGGCAGTATGACTCTATCACGAAAACCCGGAGCAGCACTCCAGTGCCAGTTGTACCATTCCCACGACATGCCACGCACATTTACCAAATAGTCCACCACATCCAGCAGTTCAGGATCTCGAGCACCCTCAGTGATCCAAACATCAATGGGCAGACAATCGTCAGGTAAGGCACGTTCTGTCAAGCTAAAGTTCAATGGTTTTTTCAGCACGGGCTGATCGTCTTTGACTTTGAGTGCTGCCAAATTCAATCGGCCAATGTCACTATCTGCCATGCCCAACCATTTGAACAAGTTTCTAGTATTTTTGCTCAGTAACTTGCCTGGGCTCCATCCTGCTTTGAAGTTGCAATTGAAGCAGTGCCAGGTAAAACTTCCGTCGGCACCAGTTCTAAAACCACCACGCATTCTAGTGTCTAGATTTTCCCCGTTGTGTGGACAACAGATCGCGTTGACGCTGGTCCAACCACTGGGAGTGGACTTTCGCTTTGCAGGCAGCAGAGCTAGTAGGGCATCTTGAATTTCGTTCACAGTACTATGTTAACTTCTATATAGTACTTTGTCAAAAGATCCGAAGAAATTGGGGTCGTCGTTGGTGGCATCACCAGGTTTGATTGCTGGTGTATAGATAATTTTAATATAGGTGTAAACACCATTGAACGAGTAGTAGTCAATGCCTGAACTGCCATCATAGGTCAGTGTGGTGATTGTGGAATACCAATTGCTGCTGTCAGGTTGGTTGCTCAAAGTGCCTTGAACTGTCACGGTGCCTTTGAAGTTGGTCATGTATAGAGACACAGTGTGTAGAGCAGAATCACTGTTGTACTCTGGGTAAGCATAGATGTTGCCACTGGGATAATAGTAGAGACCAGTGTCAGCGTTTAGTGTTTTCAAAAATGAAGTTATGACCTGGCTTGGCTGTAGTACTGGATAAATGTCAGATGCCAGTTGTATGACTCCATTGATTCCATAATAGGTATTGCTGTAAGCAGGAAGGAATTCTCCGTCTTGATCTAGATATTTCACGGAAAATTTGTATTCGGAAACATCCAAATTTTGTGTGTCCTTTTCATAAAAATTCAACTGTCCCAAACCCCGCAACGCGGCAGTGAACACAGTGAGCGATGTGGAGGAAGATATGGCAAAGGTTGTGATGTTGTTCAAAGTCACCACGTTGGTATTGGTGTTGGCCACTAGAGAAATTATATGGGAATTGGGTCTAATGCCAAATCCTGTTATGCTTTGCCCCACAGTAAAATTGGTGCCAGTGCCAAATATCAAAACATCATTGGCATGGATTTGATCCTGCACACAGTGAACTGTCACATTGTCATCCAAAATGGTTATGGGTTTTTGCAGCAGCAGTCGTTGATTGATAGCATCAAACATGGAGAACACAAAAGTTCCCGAATTGTTCATGGTCAATCGCTGTTGATCACTGTTTTTGAACAATACCTGCACAGTGTTTTTGACACCCTTTTGTATTTTTAAATTGTGTTGGTACATGACTTGATTGACTCCGGACGTGGTGATATCCAAATCTAGTGTTACACTGTAGACATTTGGATATAAATAGATTGGTAAACTCAGCATATCAATTATTTATCGTTCCATAATGCCATCAACTTCACCTTTTCAGGACCTTCATCCGTTCATATCCTGTGTCAAAATCAACAACATTGAATACGTGGGCATAATCATAAACTTTGATCACAATGTGACCAGTATCTATGACATTGGTTTGATCAAACTGGATGATAGGAAAAAATTCTTGGATTTGGGAGAAACTTGGTGGTGGGAAAGCAATCGAAAATTACCCATCAGTATTTTCCTCAAAAAAGAAATGCAGGAGTTCAAATATGCTATCAAAACTTTCAATAGCAAAGACATTGAGATAGTGTTTGGCCCCAGTGTAAATCTCAGTGAAATTGCAGAAAAACGTATCAAACGCAAAAGTATACAGTTGGTTAGAGTGCCTAAGAGTACCCAAGACTGACCTGTTCACAGATCAAATTCAATTGTACCACAATTACTGATGCATAGGAAATAGCATGACTTCGTTTAAAGAAATAGGCATCTTCAATCTTTGTCCAAATATCATCCTTAATAGACTCGAATCCTTTTTCTTTGCATATTGGGATGAGATGTTTTTTGCCAGGCCTAATCAAAGCCAAGACCATAGCTAATTGTTCAACAGTCTTGGGTTTCAATTCTTTTATCAAATTATGATAACCATTGATATGAAACAGTTGATCACACACCATCTGATCTTCTAACAAGTCCCATAATGGTTCGGTGTTGAGCAAATCAATTAAATGTTGTTCATTTCTCACACCATTATATGCACTAACGTTCAAGAAATCTATTTTAAAATAACCACGTTGTTCTGCTTCTTTATAATCAATATTAGCAGTGCCAGTCAACGGGTTGTAGGGAATTGGAGTACAATACACTCCGGTATTGTGTTTTTTAAAAATACCATCCCTATCACGAATAGATGCAGGTATATGTTTGATAACATCAAGTATCTGAGTTCTGTCTACAAAATCAATATCAATATCAGGCATCTACTATCTCTTGATAAGTTGGTGAGTAATTTCCCAAATGCTGTACAGATATACCTGCAGCAACATTAGCAAATAGTATAGCTTCTATTATATCATTGGTCAACAGATACTGCACAGTTAATGCAGACAGAAATGTATCACCCGCACCGCACACATCACTGACATCAACTGATACTGCTGGATAGATTTTGCTGTGATATCTCGAACCCTTGTCGCCTAGGGTGACAATTAAATTATTACATTCACTGATCAATTTGCTATGTTCTAGTTCATTGATTTTGACAAATGCTCCTTGAAATTTCGCCAAATCTTTCTTTTTTGTATCTATAAAAATTGGACCTTTAAATTCTTTGATCAAATCTTGAACCATGCCATAACTGATAGTGCCTTTTTCATAATCGCTGATAACAATAGCGTCATATCCTGGAGGAATAATAGTTTCAAATGTTATAGGATCAGAAACAACGTCATTGTCAATTCGAACAATGTGTTGTTTACTTCTAGAATCAATCAATCTAGTTTTGGTACTGGTTTTGCCTGAAAGATAATCAACCTTACAACCAAGTTTTTCTAAATTCAGTTTGACGTTGCGAGCCATGCCGCCGCGTTCTTCACTGTGGCTAAGTTTAAACACAGGCACGGGTGCTTCAGGACTGATTCGATCTACAGTTCCAAATTGATATACGTCAACGCAATCATCGCCGATCAATAATATCTTCAATAATTTTTGTGGTTGAGTAGTTGCCAATTCTGTCATAATAGATTACCTGGTTACAATATTGATGTGCAGTGGATTGTGTATCTTTTTTCCAATCACTGCCTTTGACATAAATGTCTGGTTTATAGGTCTGCATAATTTGTATCAGTTCATCAGTGGAGTCAAAAATCTCCACACTATCAACTGCTTTTAAAGCATACAAGAAAAATTTTCTATTGTCTTGATTATTGATAGGTCGACTATGGCCTTTCAATTCTTTGACTCTGCGGTCAGTATCAATGGCTACCAATAATTGATTTCCTAAACTTTTTGCGTAATTTAGTAATTCAATATGACCGCGATGTAGAATATCAAAGGTACCGTTAACCATTACCCTCATTCAACGTCCTCTTTAATTTTGATAAATCAGCACATGTGTATTTTTGATACTGTGCTTTGACAGACTCTGGCATGGGAATGTATTCTATCCTAGCATTGTATTGTTCAGCAATTTCTCTAGCAACTAGTTCAAATGATTTTGTTTGGCCTGTTCCCACATTCCAAATTCCAGTTTCTTTAACTTTAAAAAATTTTTGATGTACATCACATACTGTTTTCACCGGAACAAAATCTCTAAGATAGTTTTCACTACCCTCAAATAATTTAATCACTCCAGTATCTTTAGCTTGTTGAGTAAATTTATGATAAGGACTGGCTTGGTCACCTTTGTGATCTTCATAATCACCATAGACATTAAAATATCTAAAACCTTGAACAACAATATTTTCAAATTTATTCAAAGTTACGTGTCTATCAAAAAGATATTTACTCCATGCATAGGGACTATGCAGATCAACAGGAGCGTCTTCTCTAAAATCATTGTTCAATCCGTACACACTGGCAGAACTTGCATACTGCAGATTGACATTATTTAATTGACAAGATACTAAAACCATACAACTAAAATCATGATTTTGACGCATGATTTTTTCTACATTGCGTTCTGTGGTACTACTAATTGCGCCTAAGTGTATGCACCAATCCAAATTTTCAAAATTAGGAGGTTCTTCACCAAATTCAAACAACCTCAATTCATGATCATGTTTGAGGGCATTGACCATGTTTTGTCCAATAAAACCTTTATATCCTGTAATTAGAATTTTCATAATTGTCTCTCAATATCTTCTTCATTGCAAGACTCACCGTATTGTATCTCAATAATCTTACAGGGTTTCTCAAAAGGATTGTAAATTCTATGCCAATCATTAATAGGTATAACCAATTGGCTGTATTTTTCTAATTCAAGTGTGGGCATCACATAGCCATTGGCCATGCGCCGTTCAACAGCACATCTACCCTCGGCCACATGCCATAACTCGTTTCTACTCTTATGACGTTGCAGGCTTAGACTTTTACCTGGCATAACTGTAAGTTCTTTTACCTTGGTTCCAGGAACATCATGCAGTACTTGATAATATCCCCACAGGCGTTCTGTCTTAGGAGCTTTCCACTCTTGTAAAATCCAACTACTTGAATTTTTTTTATCTTCGCCACCAACCCCAAATACAAAGTCTAAGTGGAGCATCTCTCGAAGTAGATCCATTTCTGGAATATTTTCTTTTGTTCGATCGCCACCGTTGGCAAAAATAATATGGTCATTTGGATGGATTGCTCTAACTTTTTTAATAGCATCTTTGGCACTATTATCGCTGTCGTCAAAGTTAATAACCCGATCAACATCGTAGAGAGCGGCAATAATAGTTGCACGTTCTTCCCAGGGCATAAATGGTGTTCCTTTCTTGCGTGTTAGCCACGCATCTGAGTTAACACCAACAATTAATTTGTCGCCTAATGATTTGGCTGCTTTAATATAGGCAATGTGGCCTGAGTGTAAGGGATCAAATCCGCCAGTAACTATTACTACAACTTTCATTTTTGACTATCACCTTTGCCAACTCGATAATTATCTTCCACACTATCCGGAGTACTAACTTCAATTACAGTGCCTTGTTCAATACATTCAAGTTGATGTGGTTTACAAGGTTCGTTGTGCCACACACTGCCATTATGCAATTCTTTTTCGTGTAGTTCAGCAGTAGCGGTATCAATCCAACGTACAATAAATTTGCCACTTTGTATGTACCAAGTTTCTTCTTTGTCTTTATGAAAATGCATACTGAATTTTGCACCTGTATTAAAGTTCATAAACTTGCCGCAATATTTGTCGTTGGTTGCCCAGATATACTCCGAGCCCCATCCTTTTGGAACTAGTCCTTTTAATTGTGTCATTCTGCTGTCTCCCAAAATCTACTTAAAAAGCTTTCTAGGTGACAACTATATTCTTCATTACCTGAATCTTTTATATAGTGTACCCAAATTTGACCATCTATTTCTATAGTGTGCAATACCCGAAATGTGTTACCTTGGGTGCCCGACCATAGACTTCCATTTTTTGGCATTTTCATAATTTTCCACTTTCAGCTAATTTTAATATTAGACTATAACTTTCGTATGCTTTTTTTACTGCCGGATATTTGTTTCTTAAAAACTTTTCTTGTTCTTTTTGTTCCATTAGTATTTCAAACATTCTGTAATGACCTTGTTTCTTCATGTTGTTAAACACTTGTTTCTCAAAGTCTGCAATGCGTTCTAATTCACTTTCGGCTATCTCTACAGTATACAAAGGTTCGCTATCGATTACAACATGTTCATAAACTCGATTAAAGTCCATAGGATCTTTGAAGCAATTTATATTAAGTTTATGATACTTACTTGCTCGTTTGTTTGTATCAAGCACACGAATGCTGTGATGATTACAAAACTCTTTAACAGTTTCTGAGTTCATTTTATTCCTGCCTCTTCACATATATCTTTAATCAAAGCAGTATCGGTAGGAACTTCTCGAAATTTTTTCGTCCAATACGGCACATCAAAAGCCGGAGCAATCATATTCAACTGTTCGTCATTCATATTCTGAACCATTGCTTTACCACTGGCACAGTTCAAAATCACCCAACAACTAATTTTACCATTTAATATATCGTGTACTGCCCTATTCAAACTAACATATAAAAAATAGTGTGCAAATTCTGCATTTTGATCATCAGCCCATTCCATCATAGTTTGTAATGTACGTTGTACTGCTGATTCCACAGGTTCAGTTTTTAATGTTTCGTATAGATATTGTTCATATAAACTGTCCTTACACCAATGATCTAATTTAGCACCACTTTTAATAACATAGTCTATGAACTTATCTGGATATAACGGATTTACATTATTAATAAAACTACCAAATTTCACAAATGCATTATAGTATGAGGTGTCGCAAAATTCTTCGTAAGTTTTTGATTTACCGCCTTGAGCCAATTGCCAAAATCTATTAAAGGCCATATATCCGGCCTGCACTCGTTTTTCATTTTTTTGTAAAGCACGACGCTTGCGTTCACACATATGTGCCACAAGAGTTTTTTCCTGCATAAAATTTTTATTGCAGTGAACACATTGAAAAGGTTGTTCAACCAGTGCTATCATTTGTTTAATTTAAATTTTTCCAATAATTTATTGGCATCATCAACTGTTAATATTGCAGGTTCATGATATATAGGTATCATTTTAATTTTAAATTTGTTAGGAGATTTATGGTCGTAGGAAATAGTAATATTATGTGTATTGGAATTCCAACAATATTGATTAAAATTAAGATTTAAAGATTTAATATTAGAGTAATCAAATTTATTCATATTCTTTCCTTTGTTTTTTATCAAAGCCCATTTTGTCAAATAGTTCTTCGTGATCTTTTTTATTCATCATGCTGGCCCATATTTTAATATCTTTAATTTTCATCGTGGGATATAATTCACACAGCAATTTTTCTATTTTGTTGGCTTTTTCTTTTTTACCAGCAGCCAAATAAGGATGATATGCAACAGCCCCTGTACCAATACCTGCAAACAGTTGCCAAAGCAAAGTTTTGTGATTTTTACTTATTTCGCTGTAATTTTTATTAACCAATTCGTTGGTCATTTCCAAATACCATTCTTGCGTATCTCTATCGCCTTGAACATTAGATACATAACGCATTAGAATATATGGACTAAATGCTTTCTTTTCTTCATCTGTAAGTTTGTCATAAAAGTCGTAGTGCTTCAAATCTACTGCTTTCAGTTCTCGTTTGATATCAAGTTTTTGGGCGGCCATATTTTTTTTCGTAGTCTTCAGTTAAGTAATATATCACTTTAACACGTTCCAATGCTTCATGTAAAGTGGGATTGGTTTTTGCCGCTCGACGAATATTGCCCCAGAGCTGATCTTCCATCATGGATGCATGCAAGTTTTTCTTTCTGGGACTTTCTGAATAAAGTTCACGATCAGTAGAACCAAATTCACGAACATACACTGTTTCGCCTTTATCTGGACTTTCAAATATTTTTGTCATTTACCAACATTTGGTGTAATCCACCAATTCACTTTGTCTACTTACTTCTTTGACAAAGTAAGCGCATCTTGGCTTATCGCCTGGCTCCAGTGGGGTACACAGCAGTTGCCCAGGACGCATTTTGGGAAAATACCATTTGACATCTTGATATACATCAATAATGTCAATATTTAAAAATTCTGGTCTAAAACTGCTTAGGGGATTAAAACAAAATGTTTTGAACCCTCGATCATTCAAACTGGTCAAAGGCAGTACTTCCATGTCAGGGCCTTCTGGATCTCCTACAATAGTGCACCAATCCAAAGGCATTGTGAGTTCGTGTTCACCAATTTGCAAAACTGCGGCAGGTCCAGTAAAACTTTCTAAAAATATCAGTGGTATAAAAAAATGATCTGGATTGGCACTATCGCTATTATCTAAAACAGCAAATCTCAAATCTTCATCAATTTCATCAGGCAACTCATTGAGATAAAATACTTGGTTGTCTAAGGTTAAAATTTGCACGTTACAATTCCTTTATTGTTATTGTAGCATTATGTCACGGGCCTATCAACCTTTTTTACGGAAAAAGGATATTGTGCATCTTTATAGAAACGTTTTCGTTCAGTCAAATGACGTTTAGAATATTTTGTTGATGCACAAAAATCGTGTATGGTTACAAAATCTTTGTCTTCGGCTTTTCGAATACCTCGACCAATGCTTTGTATAACCCTAACAAAGCTCTTTCCGGGTTCAATAAGAACCAGGTTAAAAATCCTAGGGATATTAATACCCACAGCGGCCACACCATAAGTCGCCACAATAACCTTGTTATCCACTGTTTTAACTTCATCATATTCTGCCTTACGATCTTTGGTTTTTACTTCACCGCTGATAAACACACTGTCAGGTATTTTTTCTATCATGGACTTGCCTGATTCAATTCTGCTAATCAATACCAGAGTGTTGCCAGTTTCTGAAATATTTCTAATCATGTTGCAGAGATAAGTCATTCTATCATCATCAGTGACCAAGTATTTTAATTCTTCAGCATAGCTTCCAAATTCTTTCCACTCTGCAGTCTGGACAATATTTACATGGCAGTTGCTCAGCACTCCAGATTTTTGTAATTCATGAGCATGTACATGATTTACCACTTCACCAAGACTTGATCGTATAGTTTGAAATTCGTGATCAGCTTTGGGAATAGTGCCAGTCAATCCCCAACGAATTGGAGCCCGAGCCAAATTCCTAGTCAGCAGATCACGAAGCACATCAGCTTTGGCCATATGAACTTCGTCAACCATGACAGTCTGCACATTAGATAACAGTTGTGCCAATTTATCAGCAGCCACTTCGTCCCATTTCTTGCTGTTTTTGTCCAGTATATTAAGACTTTGCCAAGTGCATATAGTATGAGTTTTGTCTAGATTTTTTTTATCGCCGTAGTACACACCAACATCTAAACCGCAATTGACAAAATCTTCAAGAGTCTGTTCAACCAAACTTTTGTTAGGCACAATGGTTATAGTTCTTCCATATTTTTCACAAATTTTACTCAATGTGGCAGTAGTGATAGTTTTGCCAAACCCTGTGGCAATTTCCTGTATGCATTGCGGATTTTCCAAAAAGATATTGATCACTTCCACCTGGTCTTCACGAAGTCTGATTGGTTGTCCCGCATACCTATGTCCTTCAGGCCAAGTTTTTTCGCCCCAAAAGTCTGTGGAAATTTTTTCAAATCCCAATACAATGGGTGTGCGTTGATCTTCTAATTCAATATAAAAATTTTTACTTTCCAAATAATCCAACACTTGTGGTAGCATGGACAGATACGTAGTTCCACCCAGTCCAAAGAAGCTCACAGCGCCATCCCACCTGCCCAACTTATATGCAGGTCTAAATCTAGCAGTGGGATCTTCATATTTGAATTTTTTAACCAAGGCTTTTCTAGTGGCAAGATCTAAATTTTCAATTTTAATGTTGACTTCGTCTTTGATTATTATTTTACAACTAGACACGATTTACCTTTGGTTTGGCTAAAGTTATTGAGTTCTGATGATTTTTTATAAATTCCCTCAGTGTGTAATGTGCAGAGTTGTATCCCATATTGACAATGCTGTTGAATTTTATTCCTGACTTTTTGATAGTTTTGGGTAATTTGTTACTGACAACTACCACTGATGTTTTTTCTGAAATTGGGTTGTTTAATTGGTGATTCTTAACGAATTCGTTAAAATTTTTGCCATTTTCATTGGATAATCTAAATAAAACACTGATGTTTTTTTCTGGTAGTGCCATACCCCTTAGAAGGGTATATGCTAGTTCCATTTTTTCTAATTCTGCCCCGCCAGGTACTATGAACAGCGTGGGACCAAGTTTTGTAATTATCATTTCCAAACACTGAATATCCTCATCACTTGTGTAAAGATTAAATTCTTGGTCTATGTCATTACATACAAAATTTTTGATTACTGGATTCAAATTGTTTTCTATATATTGATTTACTTCATCATCCCAAAGAGTTATACCAAATTTTCTTGCTTGAAAAATTGCAGATACAGTGTCAGTGGCTGTAATTTCTGGCAAATGTTTTGGCGAATTTTTTATTTTCAAATCTTTAGTTAGCATGGGAGCATACTGTTCAACATTTGAAATAACCTCATTGACTTGTTCAACATAATTTTGAAATTCGTCGTCATATACAAAATTTGAATCATTGAACAAATCAACTAGAAATTTGATATTTTCTTCAGTTAATTCAAAGATCCAGGCACCCAGCCCTTTATCCCATCTCTTCATAGATGTTACTGGTTGTTTTCTAATTTTTTCTAATATTTTTTCATCAAAAGGAAACCTAACTTCAATAACTTTGTTATCAAACAATTGATCATTGATTATTTTAATAGTCTGAACTGTTGACGGGATTCGTAATTTATATTTGAATGTAGGATTATCAATAAATGATTGAATGTGCTTGCCCAAAACTGATTCAATTTGATTTTTATATTTCTTGATTAATTTAATTGCCAATATAGATTGTTTTTCAGTCAAACCAGTACTAGAAAAACCCAGATCTCTGAAACTGTGAATGACCTGGGTATCGTAGGCATTTTTGAATATGGAAAAATGCGCAAGATGATCTATCAAGTCCTCAACATGCATGATTGTTCCTATAGTACAATATCTTCCAAACCAGCGGCTCGCAGTTTGATGATGTTGTTGATTTGATAGCCCTTGATGTCAAGACCCTTGATTATGCCCAACCATTGATTTCTCAACATGGCAAATTCGTTGATGACTTTTTCCATATCAACAACATCGGCCTCGCCCTCAACATATTTTTCGCAGTCTCTACTGCTCAGGGCACGTTGATAATTTTCCAAAAATTTTCGAAAAGATTTGGACTTGATTCTTCTCAGCTCGATGTTCAAATATTCCAATACAGCCTCAATTTCTTGAAGCTGATTAAATCTCTGCTCAACAGTACCGGGAAGTTGTGCAGAAGCACGTTCCACATTGCCATGAATTTTTACTTCTGTTTTTGCTTGCCCCAGCTCGCTGTAAAAATGATCCAAACAGTCGGGAAGATTGGAAAGATCTTGACTAATTTTAGAATACCAAGACATAGTCTTCCTTTGCGTCTTTGATGATGTTTGTTAATTTATATTTTGTGCAAGGCCTTTTTGAGTGCCACAGCCAAGAGAGGATCAATATTTGAAAATTCCTCCATGGCATGTTGCTCAGGATGTTGACTCACCAGCCAATTTGCATATTGTTCAGCAGCTGCGGGCTTGTTCTGCTCAGTAATATATGCCTTAAAAATGCGCCAAACATGGTCAATTGATTCTTCATAACTATTGTATATATCTGCCATTTATCATGCTCCTTTAATAAAATTATTCATCGTCCTCAAGATAAACCCAGTCGTCATCAACATCATCGGATTCCTCATCATGATCCAACACCAATTTGATAGCTTCATCCAAACTGGGATCAAAATTCATTACTGCTTCCAAAGTACTTTGACTCACATCTTTGCCCAGTAAGAAATCCACATAGTGATTGGCTGCTGTTTCCTTGGTTTTTTCTGGAATATATTCTTTAAATACATCCCACATTTCAATAATCAAATCTTCTTCTATCATTCTTCACCTTCATCCGTAATTACATTTGCTGTTGTGTTTACAGCAGTATTATCCCATTCTTTCATAATGGACATGAGTTTATCTTCAGTCCACCCCTTGCGAAAAAATGCCAGGATCTCACCATTTTCTTTACTGGTGTACGCAAGTTTATTACCCACTTTGGATAGTACACCCATTTTTTCAAACATGTCAACCAATCCAGAGGTTGGACTCATGCCAGTACTGTAAGGAATTTTAACCTGCACATTTTCAAAAGGTTTGGCATAGCGTGTTTTCATAATTTTACATGAACTACGAATGCCTAACACATCACTGACCTTGTTGCCGTCGTCATCCTCTTTGAGTTTGAGTTTTTTCATGGCAACTACAATACTTGATGCATAGATAAAACCCTGTCCGCCTGAAATTTTATCATCTGGATCAAACATATCCTGACTAGCGTATGTGTGATTAGTACAAACCATGCCCACGTTATAGTTACCAAACATGTTAACACAATTACGAACCAAACTGGTCAGTGCTTTGGGTTTACGACCCATATCACCCTTCATCTCGCCTGCTTCAAACTGATTAACATCAGTTGGGGTTAATAACATGCCCAACGAGTCAATTACAAACATGACTTTAGGACGTTCGTCCTCGGCCATTAGTTTATATTCTTTCATGAATTCGGATATAGTTTTAGCCACATCATCAATCATGGCCATGTTTAGTTTCAACAACTTTTCATCACTGGTATCAACACCTAAATCTTTAAGCCATTGTTCGTCTAAAGCATTTTCGCTATCCACTAATATAACATAAATGCCTTGTTCCTGTGCATGTCGAATAATATTTCCAGAACAGATATAACTCTTACCTGCACCACTTTCGCCCGCAAAAACTGTTACCTTACCAAGGGGAATTCCTTTAAAGAAATCCCCACTGATCAAATAGTTTAGAGCATAGTTTCCAGTGCTTACCCAATCTGTGGGGTCATTGAAACCTATGCCTAATCCATCAATAGATTTGGTAATGGATTTGCGGAACTTTGATATGTCAAAGCTCTTATTTGCCATATCAGTTGTCCAAATCTTTGGTGTTCCACTCTTTGATCAACACAATCAATTCTTCTTCGGTGCTGCAAACAGTCTTGGTAGACTTCCAGTTGCCATCGTTATCACGACCACCAATTTCCACCATCCATGCATTGTCATAATGATTGACAGTGATTGACTCGTTTACTTTTAATAATTTACTTAACTTTTCCATGATTTATCTCCAATTAATTTGTTTGTTGACGCTTGCGAATCATTGCAATGATATCGCTAGCACGGCTACCTGCATCTGACTTTGTGTCAGTGACATCAGATGACTCAACCTTGGAAGTGGATTTTACTGCCACTGGGGTTGATGCTGTCTCATCATCGTGATCCTCAACTGGTTGTTGCACTTTGGTTTGTGTTGGAGGCAAAGATGTAGCGCTGGTATAGTTACTACGAAGTCCATCTGGCTTATAGTAAGCACCCCAGGCATCCATATCAAATGCTTCGCCATCCACACTGGCTTCAAACATCTTCTTGATCACTTTTAAATCAACTTCAGTGGGTTTCTTAGGAAGAAATGATTTCAAATCAAACAATCCATATTGTTCAATGGCTGCTTTTTCAGCATCGCTTAATGCACGTTCACGACGACTCCAGTTGCTAGTTGTGTAATCTGCATAGCCACCTTTGCTTGTCTTAGCAATCTTGAAGTCCAAGCCACGCACATAGTCCGTGGGCAATTCTTCAATTTCACTATCCATCAAAGCATTCTTAACAATGTTAAAAATTTGACTGCTCATAATGAATCGACGAATTGGATTCTCAGGAGTTTTATCTTCCTGCATCTTGCTATCTACAACAAGACCTTGAAACAGGTAAGACTTCTTTTTCCAGTACTTACGACCCATTTCTTCCAAACTTTTATCTTTGAACCATGGACGAACTTCTGTCAATACTGGGCAAGTCTCTCCCCACATTTCCATACAAGGAACTTGTACAGTAACTGGTTTACTTGTAGTATCGCCTTTAATACCAGCAAAAGGCAATTTGATCATTGCTCTTTCGATCCAGAAAAAAGTGTTGTTTTGGTCTGCGTCAGGAAGGAATCTGACTGTTGCTGTTTGTCCTTCTTGTATATTCCAATGCGCATAAATCGCATTGTCGCCACCCCCGCCTTGAGTGTTTTGTTGACTTGAAGCTTGTAACTTCGCGCGGATTTCTGATAACGTTGCCATAATGTTTTTCCTTAATAATGTTAAATGTTATGCCTCTTCTTTATAGCCCACTGACTAAAAAGAAAAACTGTGCATATGTTTAATATACACAGTTTTATTTATCTCTGCAAGAGTTATCTTGCTATATTTTGATTTATTTTGCCAAACCAGATAATTTCAAAATATCTGCCATTTCTGGGACAATTTCTTTTGGATTGCCAGTTTTATCCATGACATCTCCGTGACCTAAATCCAATCTTGTTTTGTGATCATCAATTCTTCGCTCAAGTTCTCGCATTTTGGCAACGTCATTTCGTGCTTCTGCTTCTTGATAAAATTGGGTTAATTTTTGTAACTGTGGACTTGCTTCGTATGCTTGGTTAGCTAGGTGATTATTCACTCCCCATAATGCTGCAATTATTGCCGCACCGCCAAGGATCTTACTGCCAAGGCCTTCTTCCGCTGGCATAATGTTATTGCCAGGAGCATGACCATTGTTGGTAATATCACCAATGCCTTCTACTTTGGCTTTGACATTGCCTAACAGTTCTTTCAAACGTGCTAGACCATCATCCTCAATTTTACCGTGTTTTTCTTCCCAACGTTTACTGAGTTTTTCCATAAATTGCAGTGCCAAGTTTTCTGCTTGCTCACCAATTGCATCCCCAAACATTTCAACACATTTCTTTTTAACATCAAGTGCAATATTATCCTTACCATTAAATGGCCCAACATCTGGATTATCTTCGTTGAATCTACTTTTAACTAATTTTGCTACTTCCTTAATAATAGCTTCGCGAGTCGGCATTGTACCTTTGTGCATGGTCATTTCGCTATTTTCAGCAGTAGGTTCAGTTTGATCATCAGCATCTGGTTCAGGTAATTCTTCAGCATCATTATTAGTATCACTGATTCCCAAAGATACTGCTAGTTCAGGGTAATTTTCATTACTCCAAATTTTGAATACTTCCAATGCATCTGAATCTGCATCTACATTGGCCATATCTTTTAATTTGTTTCTTAATTCACTATTGTCTAGGCCAAGTCCTTGGAAAAACTCAATAGCAGTGGATCCTTCGGGGCCTAATTCCAACTCTGGACCATTTTTGCCCTGTGGTAGTTCACTAATTGCCTGTTTTAATAATGTGATTTCATCGTTGGTTAATTTGTTTTGTTCAACGGCTTCAGCCCATTCTGTAAAAATTTCGTCTGGTGTTTTATATGATTCGTCCATATCATCCCAACGTTTGTCATCTGCATCAGGATCTTGATCTTCCGGCTCATCTGCTGGACCTTCGTTAACATAATCTTCTAAATCAATTTTATTTTGTTCACTCATAATTTTGTGTAGTAATGGGAAATAAGCTGACAGTTCTTCTTGGAAATTTGTCTGTGTGAATTTTTGTTTATATTCTTCCATGGTAACAGCATCTAATTCTTCCATGCTGGGATACATCATGCTGTCAGAGTCAAATGATTCTCGCCAATTTTGATAATGATGACGTTTGCCCAAAGCCGCTACCTGTGCTTTTAATTCGTTCATACGGCCTATGGCACGCTCTGTGATTCCTGATGCATCTTGATGCAAAGTAGCTCTGTGTATTTTACGTTGAAATTCTGATAATTTGGCAATTTCCTCACTCATACTAACAATTGCCTGTCCTGCAGGATCATGTGGTACACCGCCGTGA